GCTAAGTCCTTAATTGCCGCATATATGTTTTGCATATTATCACGAGCGAATTTAATCGTTTCAGAGTAGTAGATAAAGCCACCGACTCCACCACTAGCTCCGCAGTTTCTTATTGTATCTTTTGCATAATCAATTGACTCTTGGTCGCCGCCTAATTGGTTAAGCACTGCTTTTTTTAATGTATCGTTTATCATCATTGACTCCTTGTGTCGCAGTCATGCGGTACTTTCTCAAACATGACTGTATTAAAAGATGTGTTTATTATTCTGTAGTCTGGATTGTTGTGGTACTTCTCGGCCGTTTTTAATCCGATCTCGCTATTAATTGCGATTGTGACGTAATGCGGAGAAATGCCGAAGCAAGATAAGTTTGTGGTTTCTTTGCTCATAGCGAACCACCGCTTTTCTTAAAGCGCCATTCTGCTAACTCTTCAGCATATTTTAAACATAGTGCTTTGGTTTGGTATGTTGCGACCCAGTGATAAAATTCGTAATCGCAATCAAGTGTTGAAGAATATAAGCTATTATCGAACTCTAAAAGATTCCATTCTGTCGAAGGAGCTTCACGTTTTTCTATTTTGAATTTGCTTCCTTTGTGCTCTGCTAAATAAATTGAGTTAAGGCCACCGTGATATTCGTGTTTTGTAGATTTAATCATTCGTCATTCCTTTATGCCATTAAAGATTGATCTTAACTATTGATTGATTCGGTCAAGGAGTCAAGCATAAAATAACAAGATGTGTTACAAGTATATGAAATAAAATTGATTCATGCAGTTTTATTGATTGCATCATTGCACGAAATGTAGTATCCTTTCGGATATAATTGGCAAGATATTGCGTTGATCTACTGCCTAGATTGATGCACTGCTTTAAGATGCAATATGTTGTTGGTTGTAATTTCTTCAAGATACTTGATGCGGTCACTGCTCCACCGGTGGCCGTGTCTCTTTTTGTTGTGGAATGATGTTGTCATATGTCTGAGACTGCGACCAATCGCACGCGCGAGCAAATATAATTAGTAGATTTGGCACTGACTTGGCACCGAGTCGCTGCGACACCAATAAATATTGGAATAAGTGACGGGTACATTACCCGATTGCAGGCTATTTTGTGGCATATCCGCGACCCTACCCCCCGAATTGCTGGCCGTCGCGCGGAGTCTATATATGTCCCATCCAAAACACACACACTGTCACGGAGGACGCATGGGTAAACGAAGTGACTTCCCTCGCATCGAGCGAGACTTCTACCCTACGCCGATAGAGGCGGTGAAGCCATTGTTGCTTCATTTACAGGAACCGACGGTAACGACGTTTTGCGAGCCCTGTGCAGGCAATGGTCAGCTGAAGGATATCTTGGAGTTATCAGGGTTGTTCTGCCAGTATGCGAGCGATATAGAGCCGCGTAGAGGCGATGTAGAGAAGGTGGATGCGCTGGAGTTAGATGAGATGAAGATATTGGAGTGTGATGCGATTATTACCAATCCGCCGTGGAAACGCGAGTTATTGCATCCGATGATTGAATACTTCATTTCTCTCAAACCAACGTGGTTGCTTTTTGATGCTGATTGGATGCACACCAGGCAATCGTCGGAGTTAATACAGTTTTGTCGGAAGATAGTATCGGTGGGTCGTGTCAAGTGGATACCGGACAGTAAGCACACCGGAAAGGATAATGTTTGTTGGTATTACTTTAATAAGTATCAGCAGACGAGAAACGCAAGGTTTATAGGTAGGATATGAGTAGATTGATGAGCATAGAGCTTATGGAGGATATTTGCGATAAGCTAGTAGAGGGTCATTCTATGCGCCAGATAGCGAAGATGAAGGGTTATCCGAGTGATGACACGGTGTTTCGTTATGTTCAGAAGAATGAAGAGGCGTATGACATGTATATTCGTGCCAAGGCTATTCAGGGCGAGAGAATACAGGATCAGATAGATGAGATTATGAATAATCCTCTCCCAACAGATCCGAAGCACATGATGGCTGATGTGCAGATGCGGCGCTTAAAGGTGGATACCTTACAGAAGAGGCAGACGCAGTTACAGCCAAAAGGTATTAGGAATAAGACTGAGGACGTTGCCGGTCAGAATATACAGGGCACGATCACGTTATCCTGGGAAAAGGGTGATGTTGAGGTTAAGTCGGATTGAATAGCATTGAGAGGCTTGATGGTCTTTGCTGTGATCTATGCCGTAACTTCCCGGCGATCTGCCATACCAGGGGAAAGGTTATAGAAGTGGTTGATGGGAAGAAGAGAGAACGGCAGAGAGTAATGTGTGCCAGTTGTGCTTACAAGATGATCTTTGCTGATCCTATAAGTGAGCGAAAGAAAGCATGACTGCCAGTGTTGTAGTAACATTCCATTTATTTCTCATCCTACTACCGGATATCGAGAAGGAAGAATACGTTATTCACAGAATGAAGTTTGAAACGCAGGAGAGTTGCTTGTATTTCGCTGAGAGATTGGGTCAGGTGAGAGATCCTATAGCGCGGAAGAAGCAGTGCAGACCTATCACAAACTATGTCTATCCGGAGGAGTTTCTATGAAGAAAATTGAAGAATTAATACCGTATGATGTTGTCAACAGTCCAAAGCATTACACGCAGTCAAAAGTAGAGTGCATAGATGCTATTGAGGAAATGCTGGGCGATGGGTTCGGATCGTACTGTAGAGGCGCGATAATGAAGTATATATGGCGATATCAGGATAAGAATGGTGTCGAGGATCTAAAAAAGGCGGAGTGGTATTTAAAAGCACTGATTGAATTTGAAAATTCTAGGAAAGACGGCTGAATGGTTCCGCAAGCAACAAGAGAACAAGCAGCTACATAGAGATTTTATGCTGCGTTACTTTAGGCAAGAATTAGAGAAATATGGAAATAAAAATACCATACTCACCAAGAAAGGTGCAGAAAGAGCTCCACGACAAGCTGGACAAGCACAGGTGGGCGGTAGTGGTAATGCACCGGAGAGCCGGAAAGACGGTGATGGCGATCAATCATCTTCTTAGAGAGGCGATTTTATGTGATAAGAAAAGTCCACGGTATGCCTATATTGCGCCGACGTATCGTCAGGCCAAACAAGTGGCATGGGATTATCTAAAACAATTCGCTGTGAATATACCGATGGCAAGGTTTCACGAGAAGGAATTGCGCTGTGATCTGCCAAATGGTGCTCGAATACAGCTGTTGGGATCAGAAAATCCGGCGTCGCTGAGAGGCATTTATTTAGATATGGCCGTTTTGGACGAAATGGCGGATATGCCGGAGAATTTATTTCCGGAAGTTATACGACCAGCGTTATCGGATCGAGAGGGAAAAGCCTTATTTATAGGCACACCAAGAGGACACAATGCCTTTTTCGAATTATACGAGGCTGCAACGGCGGCGGACGATTGGCACGCAGCGACCTATAAGGCGAGTGAAACAGGGATATTACCGGCTGCCGAATTGGAATCGGCGCGGATCGGCATGTCGGAAGATCAATATAACCAGGAGTATGAGTGTTCCTGGGTGGCGAATGTTCCAGGGTCTATTTTCGGTAAGGAACTTCAGAAAGCCTTTCAGGATGGCAGGATTTCTAAGGTTCCCTATGATACCGCCGCGCGTGTTGACACCTTTTGGGATTTGGGTATTGGAGACAGCACGGCGATTTGGTTTGTCCAGACGATAGGAAGGGCTGTACATTTTATAGATTATTACGAGGCGAGAGGTGAGGGATTACCACATTACGCCAGGGTATTGCAGGAACGTGAGTATTTATACGGCGATCATTATGCGCCGCACGATATAGAAGTTAGGGAATTAGGATCAGGTAAATCGAGGCGTGAGATAGCCTGGGATCTTGGAGTGAATTTTCGAGTAGTACCAAAGCTCCCTATTGATGATGGGATCCACGCAGCGCAGCTTTTAATTGAGAGATCATGGTTTGACCGGGATAACTGCAAGCACGGTTTAGAGGCATTAAGGCAGTATCACAGGGCGTATAACGAGCGAACACGATCATTTTCTAAAACAATAAAACACGATTGGAGCTCACACAGCGCCGATGCGTTTCGTTATGCGGCGGTAGGATTACGAGAAAACAAGATGCAGTTTCAAGCACCACAGCAAACAGCGGTGAATGATTACCGCGTATTCTAGGAGAAAAACATGGGATTTTGGAGTGATTTAGTCAGCGGTAAAGGAACAAATTTCGGACGAAATACCGGAGCAGCTATACAAAGATTTTCCGATAGCATGAGATTCAAAGATCCTACCAGGTTAGATAGAATTTTAGTCGGCCCAGAACAAAGTGTAGATCCAAAAAGGGATTATTTTTCTGAGGGAAAAGCTAAAAATGAAGAAGCTATGGCAGCAATGGCGGATATGCTTGATCCAGGCGGCGAGCGTACCGATCCGGATACCGGTCGATCTGTCAGAGAAACCAGGGGATACGAAACAAAATCGAATTATGAGAGCAATAGAACGCTTGGTGGCACACCAAAAACAATGATGAGCTCATCGTCTACACCAGCGGCGGCTACTAAAACAGAGCCAACACCGCCGGCAGCGCCGAAAGATGTTGGTGAAGATGACACAAGCAGCGGTGTATTAGAGGATGAAGCGATTGACACAAAGAAAAAAGGCAAGAAAGCAACGATTTTAACCAGTGCAAAAGGGTTATTGAGCGAAGCGCCAACCAGACCTGAGAGAAAATTAAAGGGTTTAATCGCGTGAAAGTACGAAAACCAAGGAATGTAGCCGGTTTAATGGGTCGCGTTTCCAATCAGCCTATTACCGGAATGTCCGTTTCAATGAATATTGATCCTATGGAGCGCATGATGCAGCGCTTTGAGGGTCGAATGAAGGGCGGAAAGCCGCGAAAAAAGAAAAGAAAGACCATGATGGAAGGGAATTACTAATGCCAAAACCCTATAAAAAGCCAAAAAAACCAAGAAAGTAAGGTTTAATGAACACATCATCGCAATTAGTCACCACATTGCACAAGCGATTTGAGTCTCTTCAAACGCAAAGAAGCAATATCGAGCAGCGCTGGCAGGAGGTAGCCGACTATTTTCTACCCCGAAAGGCGGATATTGTACGCAGACGTGCTGCCGGAGAGAGAAAAGACCAAAAGATATTCGACTCCACCGCTCAACATGCGGTCGAATTGCTAGCTGCGAACCTACACGGCACGTTGACCTCCCCTTCCGTGCCGTGGTTCGCTATGCGATTCCGCAATAAAGAGCTACAGATGGACGATGGAGTAAACGAATGGCTGGAGATGTGCACGCAACAGATGTATCAGGAGTTGGAGAGATCCAATTTTCAGCAGGAAATACACGAATTATACTATGATTTAGTGGTTTTTGGCACAGCTGCCCTGGCAATCGAGAAGGAAATGGGTCAGGATTTACGTTTTTCCGCTAGGCATATAGCGGAGATCTACGTTGCTGAGAACCATGAAGGTAAGGTAGACACGGTTTATCGTAAATATGAGCTCACAGCGAGACAGGCGGAGCAGAAATTTGGGAAGAATAATCTATCGGATAAGATAAGAAAGGCGCTCGATCATGCGCCATTAGATAAGTTTCCGATAATTAATGCTATTTATCCGCGAGGCGATACAGGCAAGAGCACCGCTAAAGATAAGCCATTTGCATCCGTTCATTACTGTTTTGATAGTAAGACGTTAATGCAGGAAAGTGGTTTTGACTCCATGCCGATAGCGACACCACGCTTTACCAAGGATAGTTCAAGTGTATATGGACACTCACCGGCGCATACCTCATTAGCAGATACAATGATGGTATCAAAGATGGCTGAGATTGGTATTAGAGCCGCGCAAAAGCAGCTGGATCCACCGTTAATGGTTCCGGATGATGGTTATGTTCTACCGGTTAGAACGACCCCAGGCGCCTTAAATTTCTATAGATCAGGCTCCAGAGACAGAATAGAGCCTTTAAAAACAGATGCTAACAACCTTCTACAAATAAACGCAGAAGAAAGGCGTCAGGATCAGATACGCCGAATCTTTTATGTCGATCAGTTATTAGCTTCTACAGATAAAACAATGACAGCGACGCAGACTCTACAGATGCAGGAGGAGCGTTTAAGAATGTTAGGGCCGGTATTAGGACGCTTGCAGTCAGAGTTGTTGCAGCCCTTAATATCAAGAACCTTTGAATTACTGCTTTCCCAAGGTGTTTTACCGCCGGCTCCTGACGAACTTCAAGGACAAGATATAGATATTGAGTACGTTTCACCGCTTGCTAAAGCACAGAAAATAGGTGATTTACAGAATTTAATACGCGGTGTGGAGATTATGACACAGTTGGCCGAGGTTATTCCCGGCATTACCGATTATTTTGA